GTGGTAGGAAAATACTCGGGCCGGTCATCGGGCGATGTTTCACGAGGTTCATCATTACCGACTGTTTGGCTGCATCCTGCATAATTGCGGTTTCATAAATCGGATTGATAAGGAATTGTTCGTTCGTCGCCATGTTGCCCATCGGCTCACCGATAGCAGCTTTGTTGTTTGAAAGCTGGAAGCCTTTTTCAGCGGTCCAATTGAAGTCCCGGGGATTATTCCAGTTGTCGCTCTTCAGGTTCGGGCTGCACTTGAGTTCACCGAGCGTCGAAAGGTTTCCTGTCCAGGCGGCGGCTATTGCTTTCCCGAGCTGGTAACAAAGTTCTGTCCGGGTAAGCTCTTTCGGACTTGCGCTTTGTGATTTAAGATTCAGCCGCATCTCCTTGAGTGTTCCTTTCAGGGCTTCAAGTTCAGTAGTTGTTGCGTTCTTGATTTCGCTCAGAGCCTTCCCTACCTCATCAAGGATTCCTTCTTTCTCGGCGAAATATTCGGCTGCCTTTTCTTCGTCGGTAAATCCTGTTTTTTCAACACGCTTCATTCCCTTGAGTTTGTCATCAAGGGCAAGAAGCATCGCGTCTCCCATTCGTTCCTCCGTTATTGTTTGTTACCAGAAGCGGCCAATGTCCGCTTCCCGGAGAACGGGCGGTAGGGGCGCCAGTTCTGTTTAATTGTGCGGTCTGTGTATCCTTTTGCAATGCGAAAGGATTCGCAGGTACGTTACAGATCGAGAATTCCAGAAGTTCCTGTTTCCTGATGATGAGGTCACATTGTTCTTCAGGGTTCTTTTTGTGGTCTATCCATTCAATTTCTTTGACGAGCATACCGACGCTTCCGGCGCGGATCACGCCGTTTTTTACGCGTTCGCCTATGCTCCAGCCGAACTCATCGTAATCCTTTGAGTTGAATTTGATCTTTCCTGAAAGGTTGTCGATCGCTTTCAGGCTGTCGGCAATACCGATTGCCGGAATGCTATGACAATGAGCCCAAAGAACAACGGGGTTATCCAGGTAGTGTTCAAGTTCCCAGCCATTAGGATCAACCCGTTCGTCAAAGCGGTCATTGTCAAAAGAAGAAAATACCCAGGGAAACCAGTCACTGTCTGCTTCCTGACTTTTGCCAAGCATTCCTGCCTGTACGACTTCAAACGGTTCTTTTAGTTTTCCGCTTTCACTCGTGTTCAGCTTCAAAAATTCGATGAGTGCTTTACGGTCTATTGTTTCGAACCGTCCATTTCCCTTGAATCGATACAGCATGCTTATGCCTCCAGCTTGGAAAACTTGCAGATAATGCCGTAGCTTAGGGCTTTTTCCCAATTCTCGAATCCGGTCTTTCTCAGGGTATTCCGTCTCATGGTACTTACCGTACACAATTTGATGTTCATGAACCGTGCAATCTCCTTGCTGCTTTTTCCGTCGCAACTCATTTCGAGATTCAGTTTTTCCTTTGGTGATAACTTGAATAAATGCGGTATCATGAAATCATGCTCTGAATTGATAAAATCCCGTACATTTTTTGGGTAATATTTAAGGTTATTCTGCAGGGAAAAAATCATGTTTGAATATTCGGTATCGTTTTCAATGTTTGCGTAAATGATGTCCGTGCCGGAATCAACGAGGTGTTTCCCTATGTAGGGACTTATATAAAAATTTCCGATGCAGACGATTTGAGTATGCTTGTGTTGTTTGCGTATTTTTCCGATCATGTTCTTTGCGTCGTAACCGAGGCTGAACAGATTGATGCATATGGAGTCAATGGTTCCTTCGCAGGAGTTAATTTCGTTGATTGTGTATAACCAGACAATAGTATATGACTTGTAGATTTTTTCTATAAGAGGACTGATCATATAACGGGCACTCTTGGTGTACCCTGCTACAACAACGTTTTTCTGTGCCATTGCATTTTACCCCTTTATTTTTAGTTTTCTTTTGTGTTTACTGGAATAACGTTTGTCGGGCGGTACCAGGTATCGCCCCAACTTTTGGTCGGACAGCCGCGTTCCGCAAGTACATCGTTAATGGTTTTAAGTCCTGCAGCTATCTCGGAAATATCGCGCTTCGACTGCTCATCCTCGCTCTTTTGAAGTTCGGGAATGTCAGAAAGGTCGAAGCTCCCGCGCTCGGTAAGACCGAAGCGCCTGAAAAATTGCGTCTCCACTATCAGCTCGAAGTTCTTGAGTACAGGGATCAAGGTATATTTCCAGAATGCGGCATGTTGTGCCTCGGTATCTGTTCCCGAAAGGTTTGCCTTCGCATCCTGTATGTTTGCCACTCGGGGCGGAATGCCGTACTTTGCGAGAATCGTATAGAGATTCCATCGCTTGAGATCGAAGAGTTTAAGGACATCCGGCGAAAAGGTAAGCGGTTTGAAATCGGTTCCTTTTCCTATAACGGCTATCTTTCTGTTCTTCGCATCTTTTCCGTACTTCCGTTCCCATCGTGCTTCGATGAGATCAGCTTCTTCCTCGCGGATCAGCTGATCAGTCTTCAGTATTCCCTGGGGAATCGCATTATGTTTAAGAAGGTCTGTGTTGGATTTATTGGCCCATGCATCCTGTTCGAGTTCGTACTTGAGCGACACGAGCGGCCATACACCGCGCCATGGATTCCAGGGATTCCATTCCCTGAAATGAATGATCTCGTCGGGTAATATGGGGACGATGTCCCCGTCACTCGAATAGAACCAGCGGTTAACCCGTCCGTTCTCGACGTACATCGTCATTCGCCGCGGATTCAGTATACGAATTTCGTCTGGTATACCGCCTGTGTATTCACTTCCGAAATACCAGAAAGCCTCGCCCTCAAGAAACCACCACGCCCCGGTTTCTTTCCAGAGGTCTACCCGATTAAGTTCGGGATTCGGTGAATTAAAAAGCGTAAATATCGGTCCTGACGACACTGACTTTCCGCTTTTCTTTATGACGAACTCGCTTCTTCCGATATTCCTCATAAGTATGCCTATGGCGATATTCACCCATGCATGTGTCAAGAAATAATCCTGATTTGCCGGTATTTGCAGTGCCTCGGTAAAGGGGTCATCATCCCCTTTATGGGCCGCAACAGAAAAACCTTCGAGAGTTTTCCGTTTACCGGAGAGAAAAGGTATCCGCATCAGAAAATCGTTTCCTTCATAACGATTTCAGTCTGCACCCTTTGATTTACAGACATTCCTCCTTTGTTTCTACATAGTATTTTTTTCAATCTCTATTCCTTTTTCGTCAGTTTATGTGCTGCTGAATATCGCTAATTTTGCGCTAATCACAACTTTTTTTGTCCAATACATCCATAGTTACTATTCTTATGCGCATACGATGCCGTATTGAACCTGGCTGAAAATCGCATAGCGCATTGCGTCCATGTAATGATCGTTTACCTTGACGATCTCGTTTGATTCATCTCGGGCATAGTCTGAAATCTCAAGCAGTACGCCCGTGCATTTTGCACTCACAAAAAATTCCTTTCGTTCCATAAGGGCGCAGATGTAATCAATTCCTGAATCAACGGAGTTGTTTGCCTTGACCCCTCCGGTTATTTCCTGTATCCGCTCTCCACCTGCCGGATCGCAAAAGGTCGGAAACAGCTCTTGTTCATCCTTGTCATTCCTGTACCAACCGCGATGTGAAAGCTCTTCATTGAACGTTCTCGTCGGCACGTTGTATGCGCCGTAGTCTGCAATCAGGTACACCGTCTTTCCGATCCATCCGACTTTCACGTTCGTGATGTTCAGTCCAAAATCCTGTCCTGCCGTTACCATGTCGAACTTTTCAGGCATTTCTTCCGCTTTCAGTATCATGTCCTCGGTGAACTTGTCGTACACGACACCATCAGCCTTCACCCAAAGTCCATCCCTGAATCGCGCCCTCTGTCTCTCGGGCATAACATCAAGGATATCCTCGATGTAATCGGACGCAAGATTTTCCGCATTGTCCTGCGGATTCAAAATCATTGATGTATAAAGTTCCGGTTTTACGAGCGGCGTATCCATTCTTGGTTCGATCTTCCGAATGAATACCTTGTAAGCCCAATGCATCGGACTCGCAGGATTACAGTCGTACAAAAACATATTCCTGCAACCCGGTACGTTCATTGCAAGCCGGCTATATGCAACGTTTATCGCCGCATAAGAAATCTGGCTCACCTCGTTGAAGTAGATCGTGTTGTACTCATGCCCCAGAATCTTGTCGACCTGTTCCTTGTCACCCAAGCCGCCGATCCATATCTCAGAGCCGTTCCACAATTTCACATAGCTGTCATGTACCACGTAATCAAAGCGATCCGGTCCAACAATCTTTCGAAGCCAGGGCAGCATGGTTTCGTGCAGGACTGATGACCTTGCGTCTTTCGTTCGAAGACGGCAGATTAAATGCCTTGAGCCTGCATACCGCACTGCGCGGTAGATAATTACGATCACAAGAATCGTTGTCTTTCCGCTTCGCGAACCTCCAAAAAGCAGCACGTGTTTCGCTCCGCTTTTCAAAAGCTTTAACGCCGCTCGCTGCACACGAGTCGGTTTGAATACCGAACCGATCGCGTTCTCCATTACAAGCCCTCAAAGTCATTTACGAAATTGATCTCGAGCTGTTTGCACGGGATTCCGTCTCCGTCTTTTGTTTCCGTCTTGCCGAATATCGTTCGTTCAATGTCCACCGAGTTCTTGATCCATTCCATGACGTTACCCTGCGAGAGTTCCTCGGGATCAAACCCATTAAGCCGTTTTTCGACGATACTCAAGACTTTCTCGGTAATCCGCTGATACATTTTCTCGCGCCCTGCGTATTCTTTTTCACGCTCCGCACGCTTCAGTCCGTCAAGATAGGTGTCATAGGATCCGCAACGTTTCACCCAGTCAAACTTTGCAGACCATTTGCACCACACACCGTAGCGCGTTGAGGGAACTCCATTCAGCGTTATTGCCTTCAGGAGTCCCCTGTCAACGCCAAAGTCTCGATACATGCAAAAGGCATTCCATGACTGATTCGTCTCGTCTGCCCTCCGCTCCCATTCTTCAGAAATGATCACCTCCTTCGGGATTTATTTTTTTACGGTTCCAGATCAAGAACGCACAAACTTCGGATGATCCTCAAGACATTGTCGTACTCGGTCACCCAATCCTCATTACCGGTTTCTTTCGCATGCGCTTTTCTTTTCTCCAGAAACTTCATAGCCTGCCTGATCCCGTCAAGCGTCAAATATGGCTTTTTCATGTCTGTCTTCCTTTCCTGTCCGGTTTATTTCCGCGCCCTACTCACGGAAAAAACCCATCAGGTACAAGAACTTCAACAACAAGTTACACCGCAGACAAATCACGGGTTTTACTCATTTTTCAGAAAATAAAATTATGTTTTATCAATAAATGTTGAAATCTTCGAAGTTTGAATGTTCCTTCGCTGTTCTTTTTCTCCCGGGGGAGGCCAAATTGTGTGGCCAGTGACGGAACCCCGCAAGGCCAAGGCAAGCTCACTCAGTCGCTTCGCTTCCTCGTTCGGCCTTGCGTGAACCCGCCACTGGCCAGGAAATTTCTTTCGTCCCCCGGGAGAAAAAAGGGGGCGGTCCGCACTTTTTAATTCAGGGCTTATACAGCTTTGAAATCATTAAGGACCAAAGGAGTTTTTTTTATGAATGATTTGGCATTGCGACAAGAGGAGCGCGTCGAAACTTACGAGCGCGAAGAAAGCCGGTTTGAACAGAAGTGGTCAAGGGCGTATTACGAAGAGGAAACGTTATTTCTTTTCCCCTCTCGTTATGACGGAAACGGTATCAAGTCGTTTGTAGTCTCA